GCCGCGCGTTTGCAGGTTTTTTGTCGGGTTTTTTTTTTTTCCCGCCGATAAATCGACAATCGCCGCACGGGCTTTTATGAGTGCTTTCTCGAACGTATCCCACTCAACGCCCGCTTGCGCCGTAACGTATTGATATTCTTGTACTTTTTCGGCGGAAATACCGAGCCGCAAAGACAAGTCGTCAAGTTCCGCTCCCGTAGCCGCTGTTTTTACACCGAGCGTTGCCGCCGCCGTTCCCGCGGCAAGTGCCGCCGCCGAAAACGGAGCAAGGGTTTTTCCGACGTTCGATATAGCGTCGCCGACTTTTGTTACGCGCGACGAAATCGCGTCAAACTTGATTTGATTGATTTTTTCAAGTTGTTTTTCGAGTTGTTGCGCTTGTAGTTCGGTTTTCGCGAGTTCCGCTTTAAGTTTGCGATATTGATCGGTGTCAATATTTCCCGCGTTTTC